TCTATCTCCGATCTAAAAACATCCCCTACTTTAATTACAACCCTAATGGTTTAGGATTGCGCCGTAAATCAGATAGTGCTCTTGCTGCCTCATTTCGCGCACCTTGAACGGGATTCTTCCAATACGCTGACAAGTCAAACTTGCCAATTGCAGAAGGATTATATCCAGTTGGTGTAGGTGCAGCGGATTGATTCATGTACTTCCAGTAATCAGCAGCAACTTCATGGTTAGTAATACCTTTTTCTAGCATTACTTTCTCCACTTGTTCAACCTGTTCGTCATTTTCAACCAAGCCCATTTCTTTTAATCTGCTACGACGCTTGTTCAATTCATCCATTGCATCTTTTTGCTGGAGTCTTGCTTCAAGGTGAGCAACTCGATCATTTGCTTTCTGAACAGCGTAATTGGTTGAATCTTCAATTTCGAGTTCAGGAATCGGCATATCCGGTTTGGCTTCTTTCGTTAGACGCAAGAAAGCTTTGCGGGTTTTTGGATTCTCAGCAAGTTGACGAGCCAAAAGAGCCAGTTCATCACGGGCTTCATAGCTTAAATCTTCAAGTGACATTTGTTATCCCCTCAAGTAAACAATAAAAAAGCGCATTAGATAACGCGCTTACCGCCGGGCTTTTCAACCGTCATGCGATTTTTAGTTCCTGTTGCAGCGGCATTTTTCAATCCACCCATTTGCGAAAAACGAGGCACATTGATAATTTGACCATTCTGCTGTGTGTTGTCAGTTGGGTTTCGAGGTGCAGCAGCACCACGGGGTTTAAACAAATCCATGATATTCTCCTAAATAAAATTACATCATTCCGGGAACTGCTGGCGCAGCAGCCATTGCTTTGCCTTCAGGTGTGGCTCCCCCTGCTTGCGGCAAGGTTTGCAACATTTGCAAAATTTCAGATTTTTTAAGTTCTTCCATACCATCAGAGCTTTTGCCTGTTAGTTCGGATAATACTTTAATTGCTGAAATAACTTTTTTGCCTTCTGCTGAATCAACGCCGATAGCTGGTAGTGCGCGTTTAATTAAATCCATTGCCAGCCCAAGATTAACCATCGCTCCCTCTTTAGAACCCATTTTCTGTTCTGGAGTGGACATAGGTGCTGCCATTGGGGATGAGGATTCTTCGGTTTCGACTTCTTCTGCTTCGCCTTCTTCCATTTCTGGAGCTTCAGGAGCAGGTTTTGATGCTTTTTGCTCCCCCATGAGGCGCATAATTTCTTCAGATGAGACAGCCATAATAACTCCGTATGAAATTTGACAATAGAAATAAACAAATTAGAAAGCTTTGTCAAGTTTTATTATCTTTTCATGCGTCCATAAGAGCCTCTATTTGGGCTTCGCTCTTGATATGTGCCTAAACGCTGAACGCGATATTCCAAGTTTGGGCCTCGCTCTTCCTGCTTTAATTGACCGGAAGTAACTCTAGGCTGATCCGCTTTTGATGTGGTATCTACGCCAGTTGGGTTCATGCTACCTCCTGTAAATTTGGCGGTGAACTAGGTTTCGGCTGTTGTTGCTGCTGCTGTTGCTGTTGTTGCATCATAGCCATTTCTTCTTGCTTTGCTTTATTTTTTGCTAGTTTTTCTTTTAGCAATTGCTTCATTGGTGGTTCTAGCAAGTCTAGCAGACCTTCTTGGTCAATAGCACCAGCCTGATGCAGACTAAACGCTAAGCTTCTCAAGTCTTCAGTAAAGATTGGGCTATTGCTATGAGCATCGACTTTTACAATATAGTCATCAGTAAATTGCTCAGGAATGAAATTATTACCATCATCATCTTTCAGCATGATTGGCTGGTATTTTTGAATGCACTTTAGGTAAAGCGTTGCTACTTTCTCAAGAGCGTCTTCAATAATTAATGCGCGTTTCTTTGCTCTAGAACTACCAAGTCTTGATAGCGATTCTGCATGAGACTTAGAGCGAACTCCTGCTTCACCGCGACCAGCCAACACGGGAGTAATACCGCTTGCTTCTGCAAACATTGAGTCCACTTCTCTGATGACTTCAAAGAGATCGTTTGGAATGTTAGGCGCAAGACGTTCGACCTTTGCACTTGGCATATCACTAGCAAGCAGACCGCCAGCGCGATTAAGTGCAAAGTTCTTTTCATCCAAGATACCGTTAAAACCCATCAGTGCGGTAGGAGGCGATACTTGTTTCGACAGCAAATCAAGAATCTCGCCCATACGTTTGTTGCGTAGCTCTTGCAAGAATACTAATCGTTGTACTTCACTCTGTCCCCAATAATAATCGTACTGAGGATTAGGGCAGAACTGCACAAAAGGCAACTCGCCTTTTAGGAACATTTTTTCGCCCGGACGGTCATAAATAATAACGTCTGGATCAGCAATAGTTACACATTGGTAATCGCCAATCTCGTCGTTAAACGCCCATAGTTCGTGCATCTCAACGGTGTCTTCAGCAACTCTGGCTTTATAACGATTCATGCCAGACAAATCCATATTGACGTTACCCATCATGCTTGGATCAGTCTGCGACATGATGATGCGGTCTATACCTTCTGGAATATCACTGGACTGTTCGTGGAATGATGAAGATACACGTTTCAAAATGCTGTCACGTTTAGGGTGAGCGTACAGTCTGGAATACAAGTCAGACTTTGTAATGTAGTACGTATGGACTAAGGCTTCTTGTCTGTCTGTGTACGGTGTGTCTTCACGTAATACGCCAATCGCACCCGGATCGACCATGTATGGATTCAAACTTCCACCGGGGCCAATAATGAGTTTGGTATATGAGGTGTTGTAGCACAGTGACCATAGCAAAGCGTTAGAGCAAACTTGGTCAGTATTTGAGCGCAGCCAATCATCATTAAGAAGCCGCTGCATTGAGTTAATTTTTCTTTGTTCGCCAGCTTGTACAGCAGCACCTAAATCAATTGAAAAACGTGTTGTCTCAGCAGAATATAAAAAGCTGCTTAGTTGATCTATGTGCGGATAAATTTTATTAAAAATGGCTGGCGCGTCTTCTGGAGCTGAACCAAAAAGAAAGTACGAGCGCAGTGCTGCGTAATCAGATTTACGCTCTTGCCTTGAGATTAAACATTTTCCTATGAGATCAAGATAGAACTGCTCTCTCTGTAGAGGCTCTGACGGGATTCTCATTTTTTATCCAATGATAAATTGTCTTGGTCTTGCATATAACTCGCAGGACGGGGTGGTGTCAAGTTCCCAACTTGGCTTGGCATGATACCAACTTGCTCACCAGCAACGGAAGGGAACATATTTCCTCTTAATAAATTGCCCATTTCTAGTTTACCACCAGCTCCACCCCAAATAGCAGCATCTCCTGCGCGTGGTTCGCGTGGAGGTTCGGGTACTCCCTTTGGATTTGGCTTGTTATTGCGTGAATAATACCCTGCCTGACTGTCACCTTCTCTTGCAGACTTGATATTTGTCATGTTGAAGTCTAGTGCAAGCTGGTTTAGTGTCTTGTCGTTGTGTTTTGTGGTGTCAGACTTGGTTCCAACGGGTTGCAAGAACACCATTTGGACGTTTTCACTGCATCCATCAGGGCAAATAGGCTCCCAAGCCTCAAAAAACCCATGTAAATCACACTTATAATCGTGCATAACGCTCATATCTATCTCCCCTTAATTTGCTCATCTAAACGGTAATCTGAGTAATCTAACCTGTTTTTAAGCCCTAATTTGAGCTTAATTCCATCATTTCCTAGCTGCAAGCCATATCCACGCACAATAACGGGCTTGGGTTTCTTTCTCCACTCCAGCCATTTCTGTCCAAACCGGATCATTACGGCTACTTCTCCGTTTTTCCACGCTAAATACGCCTTAGAAACGCGTCTTTGCACCAATTCCGTCATGTGAGTTCGGTCGTAGAAGAACATATCGTCCATTCTTGCCTTATCTACCCCGGATAACTCGTAAAACAGGCGCATAGGGATGCCGCGCTTCTTATCTGCGCGAAATCGTTTCATTATTTGCTTTAATTCCTCTTTAGGAATGATGTAATTGTCATTACTGTCCATTTGAGCCGTACACCCCTATACGCTTTAAATAGTCGGATACTGTTCTGCCTACAACAATCTGTTCTGGCGTACTGTCTTCCTGCGTTCTGCTGACATTCCTTGTAATTTTCTGTGCAATCAAGCGAGGCTGGAGCTGTTCTGCATACGCAGCACAAGCCAAAGCAGTCGCCATGACACGATCATCCTTATTCCTACCAGATGCCAGAATAGAACCGCCATCACGCACGATGGTTTTCATCTCATCTATCAATTCCGTAGAGGTAATCGTCATCATTCCGCGCTCAAAGTAGTCTTTCATGTAAGAAAGCATACGTTCTTTGCTGGCAGAGGTAGTCAACCAGCCAATAGAGTTAGATAAGCCACCCATTGTGTCGTTACGCCGCCAGATGTAATTACTCATTGAACCCAATACGTCCATCAGTTGATGTCCGGTTTTACCGCCCAACGCTGCTGCCTGTCGTTTTAGGTTACGTAGCTCGTTTATGACTGCCTGACCGGGGCCATTTACCTCTAAGTTTAGCGTTGAGTTTTTGTATGCGCCAGCTAGGTGGGCAATTACCCACGCAAATTGGTAGGTATTCATCTCTGGTGTAGCAAACTCTGCAACTTGCTCCATACCGTCAGCATAGCAACGGAACACTTGTATGCAAAAGCGATCAGCCCAATCAGAACTGCCATAGGCAGGATCAGCACCAATGACATAAAAAGCTGTATCAATGGGTTCCTCCCATACGTTTAGGGTAGCCATTCTGTCTGTCGATTTTAAAACTTCTGTATCTATAAAGTTAGCACCCATGCTGTAGCGGTAGTGGTCGCACTTAATCTGCTTGGCTATCTTCATAGCGTCCGTACAACGGGCATTAGAGAAGAAGCTAGTGCCTGTCATGATGAAGGCATAGTCTTCCGTAGGTGGAAACTCTTGATACATCAACGCATCATCTTTGATGCCTTCGTAGAGCTTCCATCGCCACCAAGCAATCTGCCGCGAGTTAATCTCTACGTTGTAGAGTTTCTTAATATCTCGCGTCCACTCTTTTTCTTCTGGCGTTAGCTTTCCATCCCAATACACTTTGTAGAGATTAGATTCGCCGGGTACAGAGTAGAGTTGGTTACGCCACCAGCCGCAGAAGATAGCGTGTTGAGAACGTGCACGTTTAGCAGTGACGTACATATCGTGGAACATATTAAATCCACGCGCTGTGGACTCGAAGATATACAGTCGCTTCTCGTTGGTTTCAGCAAGGGATGCTAAGAGAGACGCTAGTCCTTCCTCGTCACCCCACGACGAAGTTTCAGTTCCGTGAAGGAATGTAATACCCTTGCCACGACCAAGACTTCCTTTCGCTCTAAGCCCTGCGACTTGATAAAAGATTCGACTTCTGTTCTTGAGTGCAAGCGAGTTTCTATTGTGTGAGAGTATGGGTATCTTGTACTCTTTTGGCAAACCATCCATATAGGCCGTGAGTGTTCCTTTGAACATATCGCGGTTTTCTTCAGTATCTGTGACCAGTGTTCCATTAAGTCCATTGTTTAAATAATGCCAGTAGAGGTCGAGGGCTAGAGAAATAGTGGTAATACCAAGCTGTCGGCCTTTCAAGATAACGAAGAAGTGAATGTTATCTTTTAAGCCCTGCGTTATTTCATCCATTACATACGTCTGCGTACCCAATAAATTATCTAGGTTACGCAAGCCTTGTTCTTTTGTTTCAATTTGCAACTTAGAACAAAACTTATAAAACTGATTAAGATTAAAATTCATATTATTGAATTATTTTATAGTTATAGTGTTTTGAGAATAGGTCATACGCTTGGCTTTCAAACGGAATAGTTTTTGTCTGTTCTTTGTTTAAATGCCACAAGATAGTGTTCTCATCTAGTAGCGTTCTAAATCGACTGTGATGACCAAAAATCTTATGCGTGTTATCTAAGTCATGCACCTGATCGAACAAATGCTCAAACGAAAATAACTTAGCTTCATCATCCGGTGCAAACTTAACGCCTACTGATTCAAGCGCAGGACGCAAGAAGGTTGTTATCTGTATATCTTCATTGTTGAGTTTGTGATCTTCATACCTAGACGGCATGATTCCATTTTTAACTAATGCAGACAGTAGCTTTTTACTGCGAAGACTAAACCCACCGTTTTGCAAAACAGTGACGTTTGGCTTTCCTACCCACTGGTAGTTAGTAACAAAGTTATTATTAACCAATCCAGCGTGTATCAGTCCACCTATATAGTCATACTCTAGCCATTCGTCTTTCCAGTTGTCTGCATTTAGCGCCCATCCATCATGCTGAACAATCAAGGCGTAGTCTGTATCTATATAGTTCCATAAACTAAACATACAGAAACTACTGTAGGCAAAGTAATCCATAGGTGCAGTAATCTTTTGCGGAACATCACAGCTAATATATTTGTTAGTAATCAATAGCTGTTTTGATCCCGGCAGACAAGCAGCGGTTTTACGTAACGCAGGTAAGGCTTTCATTCCTTGATTATTGCCGTAGATAGCAACAACAGTAATGTTGTCGTAGTTCATTTAATCCCCCAAAAGTACAGATCATGCGCTTGGTCATCTACGCTAAACGCATACTCTTTAAACGCGCTGAGATCACAAGCAGAGCGAACATCCTCCTCCGTTAAGTTCTTGTAGTATTCACCGCAGTAGGGAGCGTCATGCGGGCTTGTACGGGGCGTTCCGTGTTCTGCCCTACCTAATGTCGCGCAGGAGAAGAAAACTAGTCCAGAGGACATTCTGACCATATTGGTAAACGTAGCTGTCCACTCAGGGTTGTGTTCAAAACACTCACAGCTTGCAACCACATCAAAGCTTTCATCTTGGTAGGCAAGGTTCTCGCCTCTGGCAACCAAGTCCACATCTTTCCCCGGCCCAATATCGACACCCACATAAAGGCACTGCTGGAAGAACTCTCGTATAGAGCCATTAATGTTTAGGCTTCCAATCTCCAGCACATTCTTGCGGATAAAGTAATCAGGAAACTTCTCCCTCAAGCTTGCAACAAACTGCATTTGTGCAGGATGACTCATTTATTTCTTCTTTCACCATCAAAGTTATCCAGATTCCAGTTGGCAATACGAAGCCTAGCTTCCTTGTCTTTCGCCACCCGCAGAAGCTCGTCCACTATCTCTGGCCTATACACCTCTCTCCACAGCTTTACTAACGCGATCTTCTCATCAGGTTTTATAGCCTTTATGGCTCTGTTCATCTCATTTTTCAAGATACGTCTGGAGAGCAATAACTCCTCCTTGTACTTATCCTGCGTAGAGTTCTCCATTTAGCACCTTCTTCATTCTCGACATCTCAGACAGACATTCAGCCAACAAACCAGCAGAACGGGCTTGCTGACGACGCAACTCCATCACCAGCTCAGCATGGTTCATGCGACGTACTTGATTCCAGTAGTCATCTGCTTCCATATCCACATAGTCTTCATGCAACTCAATAACATTACTCATTCTGACCTCCATACACGTATCCCATCACCCTCACGGCGAGCAATAAACTTCACACCCAACTTCTTACCCGCCCTCCAATTACCGTTAAGCACAACCTGCATCTGCACACCATCAACGTAAAAGCTCTGCCCTACACCCATCTCCGCATACGGATAGCGTCTAACTACCCTCGCACCCGGCATAGGTACAGCATCATCAATAATAACTCCCATATCCTCACCTCTATCCATATCAATACCTCCTAGCCATAATCATATACCACATACAGACGAAAAAAAACCCCAGTACAAGACCGGGGCTAATGACCACGCCGAGTGTGAAGGAAAACGCAGTCAACACAGAAGGAAAATCAAGGTTGTTGGTACTCGCTGCACTGCCTTTGCATTTCAGCTAACTGGTCAGCATCCGCAAATACCAACACGACTGAGGACTGCCCGGGTCAGTCGGTTAGTCATCACCAAAGCAATGACACAATCCTCATGCGTGTAAACAAAGATTAACAGAACTCAGAAAAACAGTAAATTTCTTTGGGGAGGGAACGGAGAAGGGCACGCAACAATCAAAGTCAAAACCCATCAAAATAGACAAAAAAATAATTACAAAAGCATCAACAAGAATGGACAAACCCTTTTCCCTTTTGATTAGCTTTTTTGATTAGCTTTTTTGTAGCAATCAAGCAAGCACAAAATGACTAGAAGCAGCAGTCAGTCCATTGCCCATAGACAATTGTTAAATCTCGTGGGGATGATGAGACACATTCTCCCAGCCACAACCCCTATTACACAATAGACAACTGCTATATATTTATATTAACAAACTTATATAACAATTATATAAACCCTTCTATATATATTATATAGATATATATAGCCTATGGCTATTGTCTATAAACAATAGATTGTTAAATACAATGAACATAACCTATTGCATAATACTATAACCTATATATAATGCTTTACAGCAACACTGTTTTTAATAGTCAATTAAATAGGGGATTCGATATGACGACTATCTATCAGGAAATAACAGATTCAATCATTAGTGAACTAGAAAAAGGTGCTACACCTTGGGTTAAACCTTGGAATGCACCTGCCAGTGCGGATAAGAATATTGTTTCAGGCAAAGCTTATCGCGGCATCAATAGGCTATTGCTTGCAATGATTAGTGGCATCAAAGGCTACAGTAATCCGGCATGGGGAACATACGATCAATGGCAAAAGCTTGGTGGCAATGTTCGTAAAGGTGAGAAAGCAGCCAAGATTATATTTTTCTCTCAAGCAAAAGATAAGAAAGCAGAGAAAGCAGGAGAGGATAAGTTTTACCAGTTTGCACGTGCTTACAGTGTTTTCAACGTCGAGCAGGTCGAGGGTATAGATATTATTGCCAGCGACGATATTCCAGTCAGTGACAATCAAAAGATTGAAGCTTGCGAGAATCGCATCATTGCTACACAAGCAAAGTATTCTATCGGTGGCGACACTGCTTGCTATATCCCTTCAATAGATTCTATCCGTATGCCAGCATTAAACACATTCCAAAGCGCTGAACACTACTATGCAACGTTTTTTCACGAATTAACGCATTGGACTAGCGAAAAGACTAGATGCGATCGTGATCTATCAAAAGGTAGATTCGGCAATGCTGACTATGCTTTCGAGGAGTTAGTAGCAGAGTTGGGCGCTGCTTTCTTATGCCAGCAGCATGGCATTAAAGGTGATTTACGCCATGCCGGATATATAGATTCATGGTTGAAATGCTTGAAAGCAGATAGCAGAGCGATATTCAAAGCAAGTGCTTTAGCACAGCAAGCAAGTGATTTTCTGCTTAATTGCGGCACTGATAAGCAGGTATTGATTGACGATGAATTGTTAGCAGCTTGATTAAATAGGGGCTAACCATGAAAACAATGAAAACAAGGCAACCGTTAAATGTAGGCAAAAAACATAAGGTATTCACTGATTTTGGCACGTACTACATTTTTCTAAGTAATGGCATACAGCAACAATTCACAATAGGAAACATTACTTTTAACGCTATAGGCGGATATGCAAGTAATGGTTTTAGACCGGATAAACCTATACCGGAAAGCTGGATTATTGATTTAAGCAAACCATTAAGCGGAGAAAACCATGCTGATTACTGATAGCCAATTATCAAAAATTAAATACGCATTAGTGCTAGCCCGTTATTTTTGTGATGAACATGAAAACGGATTAGACCAAATACAAAATGAATTGGATTATCAAACTTACCATGATGCAATAAAAACTATTCTTGAAATTGAGGCTAACCATGTTGAAAACATTGCTTGAAATAGTTGCCGGTTTTATATGCTTTATCGTTATGTATGCTTATTTTGTACTGTTACTTTCTTTATAACATAGGGGATTATGATGGATTACATTCAAGAGTGGAATAAGTTAGTAACTGCTTGCTCAGATCAAGCGCAAAAACTAGCACAAGAAAATGCCAATAATGGCAATTTGGAAGCATTGTATTTGTACTATAAACCTTCAACCGAATGGGAACATGGGCACCTGTTAATGGTTCCCGATTCTAAAAAAGAACCTGAAGGGTACATTCTTGCTACTGGTGCAGGTTTAAAGTGCAATGTTGCTTTTTCATATTATTGGCAATGGATTAAAGACAATTCAAGCAGATTGCCGATATTGGCATGGGGCACTAACAAGCTTTTTGCTTAAATTTATAGGGGATTATCATGAGTTTATTACAAGAAATTGATCAGCATGGTCTAGCAGATTGTGAATTTAATAGAAATATTATTAACGAATCATTAAAGGATGCGCTAGCAACTGTACTTATCGACGTTATGAATAGTCACGAATCAGGCTTTGAGGTAATTCAGGATAGGTATGGAATCGAATCAACCGAAGCAAATAACCATATTTACAATGTAGCAAGAAATTTATGGACTGAATTCGAATTAGATTTAAACGACATTTAAGACGTTTTTTCTAATCAGGCTAGTCAAGTATCGGCTAGCCTTTTTTATCGCCTTGTAAGGCGTTTAAATCAATTTAAAGGGGATTATTATGGGTAAACTCAAAGAAAGCATTATCGTTTCACAAGAATATAACGAATCTGACAATATTGTTATTGATCCAACTATTGATTTACAGCAAATAATTGATTCACTTATCGAGGGCGCTACAGCTTTCACAATGTTATCTAAACACTGTCCAGTAGATGAAAAGCATTATTTTTTAGATAAACGCGATCAATTGACTAATTCTGCTGCTGTTTTAACATCACTGCTTTAAAGCCTCTCTACGCCGTTTTCAGGATGGGATGGTATCTTTCCCTTCCCATGCCTGATTTATCAGTCCTACGCGCCCGTATGCGCGTTTAAACCCTACTCTGGAGAAACTATGTCCACTCCTAAGAAACTCTACGCTGTCACTCCGCTGGCACAACCGGACGCGCAGCCGAGTGCGAGACCCAAAAGGCTTGGCAAAGCCGAGACTCCCAAGCCCGTATCAATCTTAGATCAGAACTTTGCTTACACATCAGCAGCAGGTACAGACTTGCGAGCAAGATTTAAGTCTATGGGATTCAAAACACCCAAACCAAAAAGAGTTAGGTAATTGTTACTGCCTAATTTTTAAGCACCTATTATATGTTTTTATATAGAGATAAAGAGAATAGTCGATAGTTACTTGTATAAGTAACTATTCATAGCCTTTATATAT